ACATCAATTGACAGGTTGCACTAGAGGAACGAATGCGCCTTTTAGAGGTAAAACTCCAAACAATACCACAGCTACAACTCACTCTCTAGGTGCAAAAGTACGTGGTGGATATTCTATAACTATGATACAAACTACTATGAAACAAGCTGGAGTACCATCAACAATAACTGTGGAGAACAGTTACACTTTTAATTTAGTTAATAATGCTTCTAGCGCTGAAACAGGAGGAGGATCATTTGTGTCGGTTGGACCGATCAATGATAATACATCAGTATGACATATGCAGAATTAGTACAGAAAATTAGAGATTACACAGAAGTGTCAAGTACAGTTTTATCTGATTCTATCATTAATGGTTTTATTAATGACGCTGAATGGAAAATATTTAGAGACGTAGATTCTGATAATAATAAGAGATATGCTACAGCAAATCTTATTGTCAGTCAAAGATACATAGACGTTCCAGATAATGCTTTGATAATTAGATCAGCTCAAATAATAGACTCGGATGGCACATCTGCAGCGGATAATAGAGATTTTTTACAATGGAGAGATACTAATTTTATGAGTGAGTATAATCCAAAAGGAACTACAGGAGTTCCAAAATACTATGGATGGTGGGATAAAAACACTTTGGTTTTTGCACCTACTCCAAATCAGACATACACAATTCAGTTAAATTATATCTTGAAAGACGAAGGATTATCAAGTACAAATACCACTACATATCTAAGTCTGTATTTTCCCAATGGACTTTTGTATGCCTGCCTGGTAGAGGCATTTAGTTTTTTGAAGGGCCCAAATGATCTCTTGCAATTATACGAAGGAAAGTATAAACAAGTAGTTGAAGGCTTCTCAATCGAACAAATGGGAAGACGTAGACGCGATGAGTACCAAAGCGGTGTTCCTCGAGTCGGTGGAAAATAAGGAGATAATTTATGGCAATAACACAAGCAATATGTAATTCTTTTAAAAAAGAATTGTTAGATGGTTCACACAGTTTTAAACAATCTGGTGGTGACACTTTTAAATTAGCTCTATACACTTCAGGCGCAACTTTAAATTCTGCAACTACTAACTACATCACAGCTGGTCAAGTTAGTGCATCAGGCACTTACGCAGCAGGCGGTGGAGCTTTAGTCAATGCTGGAACTTCAATGACAGCCGGTGTAGCTAGAGCCGATTTTGCAAATTTATCTTTCACTGGTGTAACTCTTACAGCAAGAGGTGCACTGATTTACAATACAACTACTGGTTCAGGATCTTCTACAACTGACGCAGTTTGTGTTTTAGATTTTGGTGGAGACAAAACTGCAACGTCTGGAACTTTTACTATTCAGTTTCCAGCAGCAACATCTACTGCAGCTCTTTTAAGGATCTCAGGTTAATCGTAGGAGGTAGCTCCTATGGCTGACAAAACTTATATCGTAACCGTAGCATCGGGAGCACAATTTCCGAGTGGTGGAACAGGTAACGTTTATTATTTAGACGGCGTTCGACCTACTTACGATATTAATACTGTTTCCAATTTTACTTTAAGATTTAATCAAGACGCTTCATCAAATGATAACCACCCAATGGTTTTTAAACAAACCACTGGAGCCAGTTCTTTATTAACAACAGGTGTAACTTATAATCTCGATGGCGTTAACGTTACAGAAGTAACGTGGACTAATACTACAAATTTTAATGCAGCAACTACTCGTTACGTAGAATACACACCACCAAATGAATTAGATTTTATTTGGATGTGTTATGTTCACGGAACTGGAATGGGTGGTAATGGTATTATTACTCAAAACAGTTGGGGTGCTTTATCTTGGAATAATGGCGAATGGGGATCACAAAATAATGCAACTATAAATGTAACTAATCCAAATGACAGTGCTTGGGGTATAGATACTTGGAGCAATTTCTTCTGGGGTGGTGGCGGAAGTATGGATGCCGCTTTAGCAGATGTAACTGTAACTGGTGAAGTAAATTCTGGTTGGGGTAGAGCCGACGGTTGGGGTAAACAACTTTGGGGCAATAATAACGAAGGCGCTACAATTACAGGACAAGCATTAACTGCAACATTAGCTTCAGTAGATATTACAGCAGAAGTAAATTCTGGTTGGAGTGCACAAACTTGGGGTTACAGTACCTGGGGTGCAATAGGAGACGCAGTTGCCACTGGTCAAGCAATGACCGCAACTCTTGCAAGTGTAACTGTCACAGCGGAAGTAAACGCCGGCTGGGGTGGTAGAACTTGGGGATTTGGAAACTGGGGAGATATAAATAATTCTACAACTGAAATTACTGGATTTGCAATGTCTGCAAATCTTTCAAGCGTAACAGCATTTTTAGTAAAAGGTTGGGGAGCAACAACTTATGGTAATGGTAATTGGGGAACTTTAACCGATACCACAGCAATAGTTGATAACACAAATCTTTTAGCAACTTTTGCTATAGGAACTGAAACTGTTGTTGGCGAAATTAACATAGGTTGGGGACGTGCAACTTGGGGTAATTTAGTTTGGGGTGGTTTTGGTCAAGTAGTTCCTACTGGTATTCAAATGACAAGTACAGCGGGTTCTGTAACTATTGATGCAGAAGTTAAAACTGGTTGGGGCCGTGTAGCTTGGGGTCAACAAGGATGGAATGCTAACACAACTGTTGTAGACGTAAATGTTACAGGTCAAGCAATGACTGCAACTTTAGGTAATGAAACAGTTGTAGGAGAAATTAATAGAGGTTGGGGCAGATATGGTTGGGGAGACGCTAACTGGGGAAGTCCTGATAATACAATAGTTGTTTCTGGAATAGCTTCAACAATGGCATTAGGTAATGCTGATCCGGCTCCAGATGCAATGATTACTGGTATTGCTATGACAATGAATGATGGCACTCCAGGCCCAATTCAAGGGGATGCTACGGTAATTCCTACAGGAAATGCTTTGACAATTACTGCAGGAACTGCTAATACTTTGATTTGGAACCAAGTTAATACTGGCACAGCACCTACTTGGAAAGAAGTTGACACCGCTGCATAAAATTAATAGATTGACAGCAATCTAATAAAATTATAAAAATAACATTATTGGAGTAAAATATTATGGCAAACTCAACATCGGCTAGTTTAAAACTAACAGTACAAGCAACTGGGGAAAACTCAGGAACTTGGGGACAAATCACTAACACAAACTTATTAATCTTAGAACAAGCAGTAGGCGGTTACGAAGCAGTAGCAGCATCTGTAGGTACTTTAACTTTTACAAATGGTGCAGTTTCTAATGGTAAAAACGCAGTAATAAAATTAACTGGAACACTTGGCGGAGCAGTCAACGTTGTTGTTCCTGATTCAATTGAAAAAACTTACGTTATTACAAACGGAACTTCAGGCGCTTACGCACTAACTGTAAAAACTTCTTCTGGAACTGGTGTCACTTGGGCAGCAGCTGACAAAGGAACTAAAATGGTTTATTCAGATGGAACAAATGTCGTTGACACAGCGTTCACTGATTTAGCTTCTGACTACTCACCACAACTTTCAGCAGATCTAGATACTAACGGACAAAACGTTATTATAGATAATACAAAAGCTATCCTAGATGAAAACTCAAAAGAGCAAATTAAATTTGCAACAACTTCTTCAGCAGTAAACGAATTCACAATTACTAACGCAGCTACAGGTAACGCGCCAGCGCTATCAGTAACTGGTGATGATGCTAACGTTGATTTGAACTTAACTCCAAAAGGATATGGAAGAGTTACATTCAATGGTATGGGTAAAATTTTATCGACTGCAGAAAAAATTACAATTTCTGCAACAGCAGCTACAGGTACAATTAACTATGATGTAATAACTCAATCAGTTTTATATTACACATCTGCATCTGCAGCGAACTTCACTGTAAACTTAAGAGGTGACGGTTCAAATTCGATGAACAATATTATGGATACAGGAGAATCAGTAACAGTTGCATTCCTTGTTACAAACACTGGAACACCTTATTACAACAACGTTGTACAAGTTGATGGTTCAGGTGTAACGCCGGAATGGCAAGGTGGAGCAGCACCAAGTGCTGGAAACGCTAACTCTGTAGACTCTTATTCATATACAATTGTTAAAACAGGTGATGCAGCGTTTACAGTATTTGCATCGCAGGTACAATTCGCGTAATAGGAGGAAAGCGATATGCCATTACTTGGTACATTTGGATCTTCTGCTTCTAGAGGATTCGGAAGAGGAACAGGAGCAAGAAAATACACAATCAGCGGATTCTTAGTCGTAGCTGGTGGTGGATCAGGATCAGGCGGCGACCACGGAGGTGGAGCAGGAGCAGGTGGTTTTAGAAATATTACCAGTGCACCAGTTTTAGCCGGATACGAATTTACAGCAGGAAAAACTTACACAGTTACTGTTGGAGCAGGTTCAACTGCTTATACTTATTACCCATCACCTGTTCCATCGACTGCTTCTCAAGTTTCATCTATTACAGGAACAGGTATAAGTTTTGAATCATCAGCGGGAGGTGGATCTTCTCCATACTCTCCAAGTTCAGACGGTGGCTCAGGAAATGGAAGACGATCTCCAGGAGCTGGCGGTGACGGAAACCAAGGTAGTTATTCACCACCTGAAGGAAACCCAGGCGGAGGAGCGACTAACCAAGGAGGAGCCGGCGGCGGCGGAGGCGGCGGCGGAACTGGCGGAACTGGCGGATCATCATCTGGCGGAACTGGCGGAACTGGAGCACCTTCTACAATGGGCGGAACAGACGTAACATACGCAGGCGGAGGCGGCGGAGGAATCGGTCACTCTGGATCTGGCGGATCAGGCGGCCCTGGCGGCGGCGGAGGCGGTGGCCAAAGACAAGGTACATCAGGAACTGCTAACACCGGTGGCGGTGGAGGCGGAGGCGGACACGGTCCGGGACCTTACGCACAAGATTATGGTAGAGGCGGAAACGGTGGATCAGGAATTGTAATTTTAAAAATTCCTACTGCTGATTATTCAGGAGTAACTACTGGATCTCCAACTGTTACTACTTCAGGAACAGATACAATTGTTAAATTTACAGGATCAGGGAGTTTCAAAGCGTAATGGCACACTTTGCAAGAATTGACGAAGAGAATAAAGTAACACAAGTTACAGCTGTTGCAGATGCTGTTTTAGATGACAACGGAACAGAATCAGAAGCAAAAGGTATAGCTTTTTTAAAATCAGTTTATGGAGACTCTACTAATTGGGTACAATGTTCATACAACACTTGGGAAGGTAAACATCACGATGAAAATGGTGATGAATCAGCTGACCAATCAAAAGCTTTAAGAGGACATTTTCCTGGTAATGGCTGGACGTACGATGCATCAGCAGATGCTTTTGTGCCTATTTCACCTTTTCCATCTTAGACTTATGATGCGGCAAACTATAAATGGGTGCCACCAGTTACATTAGAATCACAAGTAGGTGATACACAAGATATTTATAAGTGGGACGAAGCTACAACAGCTTGGGTTAGACTAGGATCTAGAGAAGATTCTGCAAATGGTTCAATCGATGATGAGGACTACATACCTTAATAGTTTTTAATTTTCTCACTTAGAAAGAATTATGAAAGCAAAAATAACCGAAGGCGGCATATGGAATTTTCACATTGATACTATTCCTGAATATTGTTATTGGGATCAAGCCTTTACTAAAGAAGAATGTAAAAAAATAATTAAGCTTGGTAAAGATAATGGTCTTTCAATTGCTAAGACTAGACTTAAAGATCAAATCGCTGCAGATGTTAGAAAATCTAAAGTTCTTTGGTTAAGATGTAATGAAGATACTCATTGGATATTTCAAAGATTAAATGACATTGTATTAGAGATTAATCAAAAATATTATAATTTTGATTTATGGGGTATGCACGAAGCTATACAATTAACTCATTATAATTCTCCCGGAGGTAAATACGATCAACACGTTGATAAAGGATATCAAACACAAATTAGAAAGCTTTCAATATGTGTGCAATTATCTGAACCAGATAGTTATGAAGGTGGGGATTTAATAATTAATCAAGGAAAAGAAAACAAAATGAAAAGAGATTTGGGATATGCTGTAATATTTCCAAGTTGGACTTTACATAAAGTTACAGCTATGAAGAAAGGGGAAAGATGGTCTTTGGTATCTTGGATAGCAGGACCTAATTTTAAATGATAAAAAAATTTGCAGAAAAAAATTTAATAAAAAAATCTATAAAATATGCAACTAGATCTCAAATTAAAAATGAGTGTTGGCACGTTGAAGGTATAATTAAAAATCGTTCTAATGAAACATTAAGATTTGATATAAGAAAAATGGATACTACTTATAAAAAGAAACCAGCAAAACGTGGTTTTACTTTTTCTAAAGCAAATAAGATGGTATTTGAGACAAAAAAAGAATGGGTACTATTAGATATGCAGGAAATTCAAGATTTATTAGAGAGCGGTAAAATGAAAATATTCTATTTAGATGATTTGATTCGCGATCTAGAATGGAATATAATACTACCAAAATAAAGAAAAACTGTGTATAACGAGACTATATGCTACAGAAACTCAACTTTAAACCAGGTTTTAATAAACAAGCCACTGAGTCAGGGTCAGAAAACCAATGGACAGATGGCGATTTTGTTAGATTTAGATATGGACTACCTGAAAAAATAGGTGGTTGGACTCAACTTACTATAGCTCAAAAAACTTTACCAGGCGTTGCAAGAGCACAACTTGCTTTTGCCAGTTTATCTGGAGAAAAATATACAGCTATAGGAACATCATCAGGTTTATTTTTATTTTATGGAGACGATTTTTACGATATCACTCCAACAGACACAGCTATTACTGGCGCTACTTTTGACGCCGTTCTTAATTCACCAACAGTAACAGTAAACAAAACTTCTCACGGTTTAACAAATGGAAGGTTTGTAACTTTTTCTGGAGTTACAGTTCCCACAGGTTCTGGATACGCCACAACAGATTTTACAGATAATGGTTTTGAAGTTAAAAATGCATCTACAAATGCATTTGACATTACGATGCCATCTAATTCAGCAGCCAATACATCTGGTACTGGTGCAGCATCTATACTACCATATGTAGAAGTTGGACCTATTTTTCAAACTTACGGTTACGGATGGAGCACATCAACTTGGAGCACATC